GCATTAAGAGCAGGTGTGTAATCAAGAACACCAGCCATTGTCAATGCAGAAGCAACGTCAGCAGAGCAAAGGATCATGTTACCCTTTCCACGACGAGTTTGCTGTGCGATTGCGTTGGCATCTCTTTCGATCTGGAACAGAAGTCCTTTGAACTTCTCAACAGACCAACGACCATTACTATCAACGTCTAGGTCGAATATTCCACCGTTTGCAACGTTTGTTTGAGCACCTGGTTTAGCAATCTTGTAGATAGTTCTGATAACTTCACGGTTAATTTCAGCAAGGATCTCTGTTGAGAGAATGTTTGCTAATTCCGCTTCAGCATTCAGACCGTGGATTGCCTTAAGGTCTTGAGCAAGTTCCAAACTGTACTCAGCTTTGAGTGCTCTGGACTTCGCAGTCACAGTAACTTTCTCAATACTGAAGGCCATCTGGTTGAAGTGATTGCCTGTGGCATCTCCTAGAGCCTCAGCATCACCTGTATTCATTGCCTGACCAACTGCGTACTCATTCTGAGCAGCACCTGAACTGTTAAGAAGACCTGGGTTCTTAGCAGTATCGTCGCCAGTGATGTTTGTACTAGATGTAGTACCGAAACCAACTGCAACTCCGTCAGAAGTTTCGCCAGTGTAAAGACCTTGAGTAAGGTTATCTCCACTGTCCTGACCAGAGAAGCTGGAATCAACTTCATCGTAGAATGTTTCTGTTCCTGTCTGATTGTCGTAGCGACTTCTCATCGCAAAGATTAAACCAGTAGGTCCGTTCATTGGCTGAACACCTGCTAGGTCATAAGCGACCAAGTTAGGCATAGCACGACGGATTAGGCTGATTAGAACGGGGTCGAAACCAGCAGTTGGTGTATCACCATTTGATGCACCTGCAGCACTACCACCAAAACCACCAGACGCTCCAGCAGCGTTTCCTAAGTTTGTGGGTGCTTCCATGAGGAAGTTGCGTTCCTCAGTTTGAAATTTTTCTTGGTTCTCCAGAAGAACTGCGGTAACCATTCGACGATGTGGATCTGAAATCTTGTCGAGACCTTCGTAATCTAGAAGGGGTGACCACTTCTCCTGCAGTTGTTCAGCGTTGAACATTTGCATTTGATTTTACCTCTAAGTAAAAGTGTGTTTTGTTTTTAATTTAATAAGAAATTACTTCTTGATAACTCTGTTCATGGTACTCAGATAATTCGCCATGCTACCAGAAACTTTTTCCTCGCTTGGTGAACTTTCTTCTGAGATATTCTCAGAGTTGTCTCTTTGAGCACTAGTTGCTACTGTAGGGAAATAAGATTCTCTAAGTGTAACTAATTTCTCACGGTAATCTGCTTCACTTTCAAACTCAACACTTTCAGCAAGAGATGCAAGCTTCTCTTTCTGCGTAACTGCGAGACCTTCAGATACTTCACTTAGTATTCCATCAGATGTAGATTCTGCTAGTCTCCTGTTAAGAGCAACATTTCTTTCGATTTGCTCATTGAGTTTTGATTCCATGTCATCAAGTTTATTTACCATGCTCTCAAGGACATCATATTTGTCTTCAGGGATTGATACATAATGTTCTTCAAAAAGACTCTTTAGACCTGTCATAAAGGATTCAGACAATTCTGCCTTAATACCTTGATCGACTGCTAATTTGTTCTCTTGCATCCACTCATCAGCAACGTACTCTAGATATGAATCTGTACGCTCAGTAAGATCTGCTTTCAATTCAGCAGTTTCTTCCTTGATTGCTTTGATGTGGTCTGCTTCCAATTCTTCTTTGACTGCTGCAACTTTAGAATTAATTGCTGCTTCAAAGATTGTCTTTGCTTTTGCTTGGAATTCTTCAGAAAGTTCTTCGCCTTGTAGAAGTGCATTAACATCTTCTTCAACGCTAGTTTCTTCCTTAGTCTCGGATTCTGCAACGACTTCTTCAGGAGTGTCAATTGCTTCCTTAACTTTCTTGCGGAGTTCAGAAGGTGTCTCTTCAACCTCTTCTACAACTTCCTTTTCTGCTACTTCAGATTCAGCAACTGTCTCTTCAGTTGACACTTCCTCTTCTGCAACTACTTCACCTTCAGGCTCGGATTCTTCTTTTTTAAGTTTCCCTGCGGTTTGATCACCAGGCTTAGCACCTTTGTTTACCACATTCTTAACTTGTGCCAAAGAAGCACCAGGTGTTTTTAACTTAGCCGACTCATCATCGGTCTTATAGTTTTCTGGAGTAGGCCCGCCTAAGTCTTCCCAAGATCCGTCGTTGCCAGGTGTTGAAACTCCTGCTGCGTTAGAGGCCGCTTTTGGCATTCCCTTATCGCCTGAGTTAGCACCAGCAGTAACAGCGTTGGATTCCTTAACGTCTACTTCCATTTCTTGTAATTTTTTTCCACGGGACATTTGAATAACTCCGATTACCTTTAGTAATTTACTATATTTATTTATAAATCAAAGATTTGAAAGGAAGTCTTGGAACAAACCAAGTTTGTGCTCTTCCAATCTTTTTTGATCAACTAGAGTGTTGATGCGTCTTTTTGTGCGTGACGCAAACTGTTCACGAAGGTTACCACCTTCCCAAACCCACTCTTTTCCTTCCATAATTCCTGACACAAAAGCATCAGGGGCAGAAGGATCAGCGACGATATCAGCAGCAGTTGCTAACATGAAGTCTTCGCCTACAACTTTTGCACCAGTATGATCTTCTCTTAATGATCCAATACCACGAGAAGAAACACCAAGTGTCACGCCTTCACCTATAAGAGATGATGCGATTTTACCCATTGGTGTATTGAGGATTTGTGCTTTACCTCTAAAATTATTACCTTCTTGTCTAAGAGAAGTAATCTTATGTGAAACACGATCAAGATTTACTGTAGGACCATCTGGATGACCTAACTCTCCCAAAGCACGACCTTTACCAACAAATGATTCATTATAACGATTAACCTCTTTAGCAAGAGTTTGTACAGGGTACATTCTGCCATTGCGGTTTTTTATACCACCTTGAAGAAATACACCTTCGATGTACATCTTTTTATTGGCACCTTTGCCTTCTGTGATGAACTCAACGTTTGAGACTTCTTCTGTGATTAATTTCATTTTTTTAATTTGCGTATCCTACAGCTGTACCCAAGACACTAGCATGAGCAGCAAAAATTGCCTCGGTTGTTTTTTTCTCGACAAATTCAACAGTGTTACCTAACAATGTAAAAGTTCCAACTGTTGATCCTCCAACAGAAGCAGCAACAGTTACTACTCTTGCAGTACTTGTAGTATTGACAAGACGTACTACAGTTGCACTTCCAAATGTGGAAGAACCTGCAGTATCAGTGCCACATGCTGCCTCACTACCTGTTACTAAAGTTCTAGTCATTAGACTCCTCTTCTTGATCTACTTCATTTGCAGTTTCAGTTTCACTTTCAGTTTCTTGATCAGCAAATAAGCTTGAAGAAACATCTGGTTTAAAGTCATCTACCCTTTTTGCACTTTTAGCAAAAAGCATATCTTTAATCTTGTCACTAATATCATTTGCACTAGCTCCTTTGTCGAGCAATGCATTAATTACGTCATCCATTATGTTAAAAATTAACTAAAAAGTATTTATATCTCTCCACCCTTCGGCATTTTTACTTGAGTTGCTTGTGCGTCACTAGTTGCATCACTACCATTGACTGGAGCACCCAACATACTTTGACCAGCAAGTGGATCAAGTGGCATTCCAGTTTCAGGATCCATCATAGTTGAAGGATCAGGAAGTACACCATCTTCAATTTCTTGATCAATTTGTGTATCAATCTCTTTAATTTCCTCTTCAGTCTGTTTGAGGACTTTAGTTCTTACATATTCAGCAGAGAAATACCTACCCATATAAGGTTCCATTGCAGCAAGAACACCAAGCTGTTCTTGTAATAATTCATTCTCTTTAAGATCGGAGAAATGATTATCATAAAGATAATCAAATTGAATATGTTCTTCTAAATGATCCCAGTCTTCTGAAGTAATAACATTTTTAAGAATCAATTGAGTCTTAAGCATATCCATAAAGATTCCAGAGAATCTCTTACGAAGCCTACCAACAAACTTGGTAAATTTAAGTTCATCTCTTAAGATCTCTGATGATCTACCTAAATTAAATCCACCACTACTATCCAATCTACTTGATGGTACATTTAGTGCTTTATATAATTTGGTCTGGAAATATTCAATATCATTAAGTTCTCCAAGGTTTTGTCCACCAGGAAGTGTTGTTATTTCAGTTCCTCTACCACCTTCTCTACGTGGTAACCAGAAATCCTCAAGCATTGCCATATACTTACGGTCATCTCTGATCTCTCCAGTATCAGCATTATAAACCAGTTTATTTCTATAACGGTTCATAACATCACGCAGATATTGTTCTGCCTTAATTTTTGGAAGATTACCTACATCAATGTAGAATATTCTTCTTTCTGGAGCACGAGATAATCTGTAGATAACAAGACTATCCTCAACCATTC